ATGCAATATTAGATAATGTCTTAAATGAAGATTGGGTAGCACCAGGAGTATTACCTAAATTAGAAATAAAGTTTGGTATGGTTAAAGGTATGCAAGTTAGAAATAATGGTTCAATAGGTAAAATTACTAGCATAGATGATAAAGGTAATATTAAAGCATTGATAGACGATCAAAGTATTACTATAGCAAAAAAAAAATATAGATTTAGTTGGTAAAAAATTAAATGATAACTTTAATCCTAAATACTTTACTGTGCCAAAAGAAAATACTTTTAGAGGTATTTTATATAATTCATTTGTGCGTAATAAAAACATTACAGATCCTTTAGACATCTATCAAGTAAACGCTAGAGTAGACAAAACTATTAAAGACATAACTAGAGATGCGCAAAACATTGATATGGATGGTGATACTATACAACAATACAGTCCTGATGCAGGAAGAACAATAACAGCAGAAAATGCATTACATCATCGTTCAATTGATGCAACTGATAAAGAATTAATGCCATTTTTAGTTAACGATATAAATTATTTAATGAGAGCATACTCAGAACGTATGCACAAAAGAATTGAAATGACTAGAAAGTTTGGTGATGCAACAGCAGAAAATAAATTATGGAATATAGAAATGGATTTGCTTGAATTTGAATACAAAGGCAATGGAGACTTTAAAGAAATAACAAAGTTAACTAATCATTTAATAGACAGCAGAGATAAAGTTTATAATTTATTTAATACAGCAGATCCAGATAGTTTTATGAAATCTAGATTGCCAGCAACTATAAGAAACTGGGCTAGTACAGCAATGATGGGTAAAGTTTTATTTGCATCTATTGTAGATTTTGCACGTATACCTATGGTGCATGGAGTATCAAACACTATGAGATATCTAAATAGTAAACATTTTTTTGCAGCAGATAAAAAAGAATTTAATGAACAAATTGCTCAAAATGCTTGGCTCGGAGATGTGTTTGATGTTGTGATGAATAATAGTTCGCATAGACAAATGGCTAATACTGAACAAAGAGTTGGTCGTGGTGTATCTGCATTTGATAGATTCTTTGATAAAAGAATAATGAAACCAACAGAAGCAGTACAAGCTCCTTTTTATCATATGAACTTATTATCTGCTTGGACACATAAAATGAAAGAAATGAGTCAACACATTTCAACACATAGATTTTTAGAAGATACACAAAAAGTTGCTAATGGCACAGCAACAGAGTTTGATCTTACTAGATTAGCTAGTTATGGTATAAGTAAACAAGAAGCAAGAGCAATAGGCAAGCTACCTATGCATAAAACAACAAATGGTATGTTGTATACTAAACAGAAAGAATGGGCGGCAACAAAAAATGGTTTAGAATATGGTGATAAATTAAGATTTGCATCGTTTCAAGATGTGCAAAGAACTATAATAACACCTAGTCTGGCTGACAAACCCAATATGATGTTTGGTGTTATTCGTATACATGATGAAGGTACAGCAGAAGCATTTGATAATTCTGTATTTAGGTTTTTAGGAGGTTTTGAAAAAACTAAATATGGTGGTAAATTTAATAATGGTTTCTTAGCATTGCCATTTCAGTTTTATGCATGGTCATTTGCCGCAAATAGAAAATTATTACTATCAGGGCTATCAGGCAGAGAAGCTGATGTAATAAAAGGTTTGACAGCAATGGTTGGTTTTGCAGCAATGGGAGATTATTTAAAAAATCCTATGTACTATCAACATAAATCAACAGAAGAAAAAATGTATCGTGCAATCGAAATGTCAGGTATAACTGGTTTAGTAGGAGATGTAAACTTTGCCTTAGAAGTTGTATCAGAAGGCATGTTTGATACACCAATGGGAGTAAGACCAATGATAGGTATACCAGGTAGGTTTGGAGAAGCCAATATTGCTGATGCAACAGGAGAATTTATTGGTCCAGCACCTGGAATGTTTGCTGATATAATACATGCATTAGGTACAGATGCTCCATTTGACGAAAAAGCGCAAACATTTAAGCGTTTAATTCCATTCAATAATTTGATATTCTTTGATGGATTGTTTAAAAAAATATACAATCAAGGAATAGAGGTACTAAGATGACAATAGCAACAGCTAAAAATACGCCAAGAAATACCTACACCGCTACAGGTGGACAAACAGTATTTACGATTGGTTTTGAATTTTTTGCCACAGGAGACATTAAAGTATTCCGTAATGGCACAGCACTAACCTATAATGCAGCGCCTAGTAGTGTTGCACAGTTTAGTGTACAAGGTACAACCAATGCTAGTGATAGTGCATATGAATTTGGAGCTGGAGGCACAGTAACTTTAGGTGCTGGTGCTACAGCAGATGACAGCATAGTAATTGTACGAGACATAACAGTAGAAAGAACCACAGACTTTACTCCAGCCGCATCGTTTGATGTAACTGCATTGAATACACAACTTGATGTATTGATGGCGATGATGGCAGAGAGAGAAGAAAGTACCTCAAGATCATTACGATTACCGTTAGCAGAAACAACTACAAACTTTGATATGCAGTTGCCTGTTAAAGCAACTAGAGCAAACAAAATATTAGAATTTGACAATGATGGTAATCCATCAGCAGCATTATCATCAACAAACTTTGCTACACTTGGAACAATTACATCTGATATAAGTGCGGTTGCAGCCGTAGCCAGTAATGTAACTACAGTCGCAGGAATTGCATCTAATGTAACTGCTGTTGCTGGAGATTCAACTGATATAGGTGCTGTTGCTGCTGTAGCTACTGAGATTGGTAGGCTTGGAACAAGTGATGCTGTAGCAGACTTAGCAATATTAGGTACTTCAGCCATCGTAACTGACATGGATTTACTAGCAACTTCTGCCAATGTTACAGCTATGGGCCATTTAGGTACATCAGCTAATGTAACAGCAATGGGATTATTAGGTACAAGTGCAGTTGTAGCAGACATGGCTTTACTAGGAACAAGTGATGTTGTAGCTGATATGGCGTTACTTGCAAACTCTGATGTTATAGCCGACATGGCTATACTAGCAACGTCTGACATTGTAAGCGACATCAACACACTTGCAACAAGCGATATAGTATCTGACTTAAATACATTGGCTACCTCAGATATAGTTTCAGACATTAATACGTTAGCCACATCAGCCATTGTTGCTGATTTAAATATACTGGCAACATCAGATATCGTTACAGATATAAATCTCTTAGCTACATCTGATGTTGTAAGCGACTTAAACACATTGGCTACTAGTGATTTTGTATCAGACTTAAACACATTAGCTAGCTCAACTGTAGTAAATAATATAGCAACCGTTGCCTCTAACGTAGCAGGGGTTAATAGTTTTGCTGCAAGATATAGAGTAACAAGTGGTGATCCAGGCTCTGACAATGATGCTGGTGATTTAAACTTTAATACCTCTAGCAATGTGCTAAAATTTTATAATGGTAGTGCATGGGTAACCATAGATAATTCGACAGCTTTGGGTAGTGAAGTTACAGGTACGTTACCTGTAGCCAATGGTGGTACAGGAGCTACATCACTTACAGCAAATGGTGTATTAATAGGTAATGGCACAGGAGCTGTAACAGCTGTTGATATGTCTACCAAAGGAAATATACTAGCAGGGGATGGCTCAGGCAATCCATCTGCACTCGCTGTAGGTACGAATGATTATGTACTGACAGCAGCAAGTGGTGAAACCACAGGATTAAAATGGGCATTGGCTGCGGCTGGTGCAACAGGTGGTGGTACAGACCAGGTGTTTTATGAAAACGCTAGAGTCATGACTACCAACTACACCATAACTTCTAGCAAATCAGCTAGTACTGTGGGACCATTAACTATTAATAGTGGTGTAACATTAACCATACCAAGTGGAGAGAGGTTAGTAATCTTATGACGTGTAAAATTAATGCAGATACCAGTGATGGTTTAAAGATAGTATCAGATACTAGTGGTGCGGTAGAGATACAAACCAATGGCACAACTGTTGCGACTATTAACAGCAACGGAACTGTCGTAATACCTACAATTACTAACGGTACAGCAGTAGCAACCACATCAGGAACTGCGGTAGATTTTACGAGCATACCTAGTGGTGTTAAAAAAATTACAGTTTTATTTAATCAAGTTAAAACAAGTGCTGCTGGTTTAAGAATGTTACAAATAGGCACATCTAGCGGGTTAGTTACAAGTGGTTATATAAGTGCGGCAGGATACACTGGTTCTGGTGCTAGAGATGGTACTACATCTACAGCTGGTTTTATAATGGGAGATGGTGGTGCAACAGCAGATAAAACAGTAGGTTCAGCAGTTATACAAACTATAGGAAGTAATACTTGGTGTATGAGTAGTGTTACAAGTGATGGTGTAGCTGAGTATGTAAAAATGGGTGGTGGTTCTATAACTTTAGGTGGTGTATTAGATAGAATTCGTCTTACTAATGTAGGTGGACAAACTTTTGACCATGGTTCTGTAAACATAGCTTGGGAGTATTAAGATGGCAAGAAAAGAAATTAATGTAATAACAGGTGAAGTTACTGAACACGCAGATGATGCTCCAGTAGTTTATGAGTTTACTTATCAAGATAAAAGAAAATATGAATATCCATCGATTGGCGACCAGCTTGATGCTTTGTATCACGCAGGAGTATTCCCTACAGACATGGCAAATGCAATCAAAGCAATTAAAGACAAGTATCCAAAGGAGTAAACAATGGCACTAACATTACATGGCACAGTAGCAGATAACACAGCAGTCTTAGATAGAAGAAGTGCTAAGCCACTTATCATTAATGGTGATTTTGCGGTTGCACAAAGAGGAACAAGTGCTGATGGTACATCTGCTTACTTAATAGATAGATGGAAAAAACAAGCTGCTACAACAGGAAATGTTGCAGTATCACAAGATACTGATGCTCCAACTGGATTTATTAATTCGCAAAAAATGTTAGCTTCAGGTGCTTCTAGTTTTTTTCAAACAGGACAACAAATAGAATATAAAAATTTTTATCCTTTGCTAGGCAAAGCAGCATCTCTAAGTTTTTATTATAAATCTGATGTTGATGTAATTATTAGAATAAGAACAGGTACAAGCACAGCAGACTCGGTTGTATTATTTGCAGGTTCAGTAGCTTCAACAGCTACAGTTTCACCTAGTGCTGATTGGGTGCAGTATGTACATAATTTTTCTGTAGCTACAAATGTTACTTCATTAAGTATTGA